AGACTCTATGACAGCACCCATGGGTTTGCTCTCGGCTGACTCGTCCTCTGGAACCTGAGCACGCAATTCACGGACTCCACGGGCGGCTGGGAGTGGGCCAGTGAAAGAAATGCGAGGCGTATACCAGAGCGCTCCGAACCGGTAGTCATCTCCAGCCCCCATGTAGATGGCGTTGGCATCACCCTCGTAAATGAAAGACCCGGCATTGCAGCGGTGTAGGGTCTTCTCTGCTTGGCTGCGTGGAACCAAGAGTACACGATACGAAGATACGAAGGGAAGTTTCGCTTGTACGAAACCGTGGCCGTCTTGCACAAAGGTCAAGGGACCCATCCCAAAAGCTTCAGAGTCTAGAGGATTACCTCCGATCTCGGCAACTGTACCGACGATAGCCGCCACCCGAACACGAGAGACGGAGTCAACAGTCATAATTGCAGAACCGGCGTGAACGCGGAAAAGAGATGCAAACCAACCAAAAGGTGTCTGATTGATAACGTTGGCTCCGGAAATGATCAAGTCCGCCAGCGAAACGGCGAGGGGCCCAGTGCGTATGGTGCCCTGCCTGCCGATGACATCGGAAAGGTGGTTGACGGTATCTTTGGTACAAAGAGTACCGCGTGCCACAGTTGGAGCAATCTCTACGGTGCGCTTGTCTTTCTCCTTATTGAGGCTGGGGTCAGCAATCATGCCAGTAAATGGATTGTCGGAAGCACGTGAGCCTTGAGCTTCCAACTCGACCACTTCAGGCCGTGGACCACATTGTGGTTCCAGGCCGGAAACATCTTTCGACAGGTCGGCCCCGTCAAATGCATCAAGCATCTCCGCGGTAAGTCGGTGATGCTTGGTGGGCATGGTCTTGACAACCACAGGACGGGGATCATAGTAACCAGGAACCTCTGCATCAGAAAACACGTCCAGAGTATTGGACATGAATCGGCGAAGTAAGCTAGAATGATCCAAGAGGTTCGTGCGAAGACCATTAGCCAGAAGCATCGTGCTCATCTGGTCACGGAGGGTCTTAAAGTCCTCTTTGGACATACCTGTAGCACGAGCAAGCGCGTTGTTCAGATTAACCACAGTGGCGACAGCCAAGTCACCTTCATCCCTACGTACCCATTTGGCGGACCGCAGCAGTGAGTTCCTTTCCGGTATAGGGTAGTAGTCAATGCCAGGGTTCTCGCCTGGAGCAAAGCGACTGGTGTTCTTAAGGAATTCCAGTTCCAATAGGTGACGCAACTCGTAGACAGTCTTCTTGTCCGCGGCAGTGTACCTAATCCCAGCCATTTGCATAGCCTGAACCACGCGCTTGAGGTTGAAGAACCTGGCAGCGTCGGGAGAAACAGTGTTGATGTTGTCATCCCCATAAATGCGCTGGCCAACGTGTTGTTCGTAAGCCTGCATCGAGTGGAAGCTAGGTTCGTCCTTAGTGAGGACCAACCAGCTGTGACGCAAAAAGATGTCACACATCATGCAAGAGAAAACTGTTGTGCAGGCTATACCCGAAGGATTCCCTTTGGGTTGTTGCAGGACTTGGTTGC